TGTGGATTTGGTAATAGATAAAAGAATTTTCAAAGGTGGAAAACAATGGACGTTTGTAGAGGGATGTGGTATAACCAAAAAACAATTCAACGCAGAACACATAGAGGTATCACATTTACTATAAATAATTTAAAAAAAGTCTTGACACATATACTAATTCTGTGGTATATTCATATATGAAGAAAAGGAAAAAAACAATGAACTTCGGAAAATTTGTAGATGCTGACACTTATACTTATTGGGTAAATAAGAAAACCGGCACCACTCATATGGTTAGTGCTGATGTGGATTGGGGTGGTGATTTAAAGTTAAGCACCACTACTCTTAATCTTAGGTATGAAAGAGATTACTTCTTTAGGAAAGATGCTGTTGCTAGGTTCTTAAAAAATTATGATTTTGTTTGTGAGAATCCAAATATAGTTTTTTGGAGTAAGGTGTTGGCTAACAAACAACTAAAAAGTGAGTTATCTTGGGGTTTGAAAACCAAAGGTAGACTTGGTATCACAAAGGATGAATTTTTTGACAAAATAAAAGGAGAAGCATAAATGACTTATGTTTATGAATATGTTGTCGGTAATGACAATGTTAAAGTGGAGTATTGCCATAGCAGTGTTTCAGACTCAATCAAAGTGGTTGAGATGTGGGTTAATGGTAAATTCCATAGGGTTAATTGGATGAGTCCAGAAGGAAACAAAAGGTTGATGGCTAGGTTAGAGAAGGATATGGAAGATAGGATGTGCGGTAGTTATGTGGATAGTTTACAAACCACAGGCTTTGAAACCGAAGTCGATTTAGATAGGGATATCCCAAGTTATGCAGTATAAACAAATTTTAGAAACATTGATAATCATTGAGGGTGAACTTGATGATGCCGTAAATCAACTACCTGAGTATCAATCAAATACAGATACTCGTGGTTCGATTGATGGTGCGAGATATGAATTGTACAATCTTAAAGATGAGATTGAACGAGCTATTCTAAACGAAAATCTATTAGACCCAATTGAAAGATTTTCTAATGTTAACTCTGAGGATAAATAATATGAAATGGAAAATGACAATGAACTCATTCAGATTTTTACTTAGAAAGAAAGTTGATGGTAAAACTTTCAGCTTTACCGATCATTTAAGTATTGCTGATGAAAGTAAGAGTTGGTATATTACGAAAGCGATGAAAAGATATTTCGATAATGAAAATTTAGATGTTGTTAGAATATCTAAAGATGTTAGTGGACTTGGTAGAAGATTCAAACAAGTATACTCTGAATCTAAAGGTTGGATTGAAGGCGATTTAACAAAAGTGAATCCATATGCCTAATCAACAATTACTTGATTTAATAATAGATAAATTTGATGGTGTTATTATTGAGGACAATCAATGGGTTGTCGATGGTTCTTCAGGCAATAGATATATAGTGGAATGGAATCCATTTTCTAAAAACTATAGTTGTAATTGTAAAGGCTATATGTTCAGAAAAAAATGTAGACATATTACAGAGCTTAGTAATTCGTTCCGAAAAAAACTATATGAGTAAACTTTGGTGGGCTGTAATTGCTCAATTAATAGGTTCTGTTTTTGCATTTTTTCAACTTCAAGGTTGGGTTGTTTGGAATAAACCCTGGCTACAATCAATATGGTGGATGTATGCTACAAGTCTTATTATAGCACCACTTTTCTTTTGGAGCACCAAATGGTCTTATGAGCATTTTGGTGCATTTTGGAATATGAGACTGGCAGGTTTTGGTATTAGTACAATAGTCTTTGGTATATTGGCTTGGTTTTTGATTGGTGAGATACCTACCCTCAGAACATTCATAAGTATACTTTTAGCTCTTGCAATAATTCTTATTCAATTATCCAATATATAAAAAAAATAATTTCTTAATATTTATAATTAACTAAGGAGAATATTATGTGCACATGTAATTGTGGATGCCAATGCTGTAATAGTTAATTAATTATGAAGTTAAAAGAAATATTAGAGAGTATCATCGATGACAACACTTGCATTTTTTGTAAAGAGATTGTTGATGAAGATTTAAGAAAATGGTTTGGTAAAGGCGGTGCAGGCGGTGGTGGTTGGGATAGATACTCCTCAACAGGTGAAAGATTAGGAAAATGTGGTGATAGTAAAAAGGGTAGTGCATATGCTGCTTGTTTATCAAAATCTAAAGCTAGAAAGTTGGGTAAAAAAGGTATAGCTTCTTTTGTAAAAAGAAAAAGAGCTGCACAGAAAAAGGGTGGTGATCCTAAAAAAGGTGGTGAGAGAAAGAAAGGGCAAAAAACAATTAAGGTCAAAACAGGAGCCTAAAATGATTAAACTAAAAGATTTATTGAATGAACAGGAAAAACCAGAACATTTTGGTGGTGGTGAAAATATAGATATTTTAGGATATCAAACTAAACATTATGACATTTGTCGTTCAGCAGTAATACTTTATAATAAACTTAAAGAGGCAGATTTAAATGATACTGCTAAAGAATTAGTAATATCATCAGCCAAAGAATTAGACCACTTATTCGAAATGGAAAAACAAGTTGTAAATGGAGAGGAGGTAGACCACGATCCTGTTGAGCATGGAGTTGAGATTGTCAACATAGTTTCTTTTCAATTAGGAAGAGTGGCTGAAATTATAAATGATGATTTTGAAAGAGACACAAGTTTCTTAAAATTGCATGTAATGGAAATTATAAAGAGGAAATAGAAAATGGATAAATATAATAAATCGGTTCAACATCAATGATTTCATCATGCAACTTGGGGGGACTCCAAGTATAAATCAGAAGGTATTGGTAAAGTGCTATGGCATTCATTGACAGAGGATGGTAAGGTTGAGATTGTTGATATTAAGTTTGGTAACAATGTTTATGAAAATGTAAATGTAAAACATTTAACACCCACAGATGAATCTTCACATATGCATGCTAGTGTTGATAAAAAAAGAATGAAGAAAAAGAGGGTTAAAAAAGTAAAAGAGATTGTGATAAATGGGACAAAATACAGAGCCATTAAATGAAAAGAAGTGGAGTAAGAAGTACAAAAGAAGTATTGATTGCAATAACCCAAAAGGATTTAGTCAGAAAGCACATTGTGCTGGAAGAAAGAAGAGGGAGAGTGTGATGTCTAAAAAATCTGTCGAAGAAGCTATTTCCGCCAGAGCCTATTCGGAAATAAGAGGACAGGCA